GTAATCGTTGGCTGTGCCGGGATTATCACTTGCAGTGAGCAAGCAGCTATACAAGGCGTTGTCAAATGCGTTGATAAAATTGATATCGTGATTTCCAGTTCCGTTGTCATCAAAACTGGAAACTCCAAAACTGTTTTTTTCTGCGCCAGCATTTACTGTTGCCCAAACCTTTGCAGTTCCTTTTACAACATAATTCGTAGCCAGCGAACCCGCAGTCGAGTGCGTCAGGGTATCTGCTTTGAGTGTACCGAAACTAGGCATTATGCGAGGTCTCCCATGCGAATAGTCTCAACAAAATCACAGTCAAGAAAGCTGTCCGATGTGCTACGAGTACATTGCGTTCTAATAGCTGTCGTTGACCTTGCACCACCTTCATTACTAGCAGAAACTTGGTCACCTGAGTTTTGCCCTGCTGTAGCGCAACAAGCATAAGTTGAATTGCCAAAAGCGTTTGTAGCTGTGGTAGTGTAGTCGCCCGTGCCATTATCTGTGGCAGATGCGATATTAAAACTGTCAGTTACACCGATGGTGCCTGTTCCATCTAGTAGACACCATACTTTCGCCAGCCCCTGCTGCAAGTTTGTGGTCGTGCTGTTACCCTCACCCGTGACTACAATAGAGCCAGCAGTGCTAGTACCAGTTAGCGTGTTTACAAGAATGGTACTCATGCGAGGTCTCCATGGATTGAGTGCATACCATAACCAGCAGTACCAGATGAATTAAAATCTTGGAAAGCGGAGCCAGCCTCGTGATATTTTGATTGTGTGTGATTTGTTGTGCTTTCTATAGCAGCACTGTTGAAACCTGTGTTAAATGTGTCAATTTGAAAACCACTCGTAACCCCAATAACATGCTGGGTGCTACTCATTGCGTTTGTTTTTGCAAATCTCCATTGTCCTGTTCCTACGTCTGTTCCAGATGCAATGTTAAAACTGTCGTCGGGCTGTGCATCACTACCAAATTTGCACCAAGCCTTCGCAGCGTGTTGCTTCGTCAGCGTAGCCGCACCGCCGCCAGTTGACTGGATGGTATCTGCCTTCAATACACTCATAGCGTCACCAATGTTCCACCGCTTTCAACGGTCAGGGTTACGCCACTGCCTACAGTAAAGGGGCCAGTCACGTTTGCGTTCTCAGTTGCAAGGATGGTTGTGTTCGCAGTCAACGACTGTGCGTTGGTACGGAACAGGCCACCACCCTTGAAGTTACCCTTGTTCTCAGCAGCAGGTGTGATTGTTGCACCCTGTGGCGCAAGGTAGTTCACAAAGATATTGCCGGTGCCACTCGACGGGGCAGCAGTGAATGTCAGCGTAGTGCCATCAGGAATGGTGTATGCCGCAGTGTCTTGGACAACACCGTCAACAGACACAAGGACATCTTGGACAGATGATACTGCGGTGGTCAGGGTGAATGTGGTATCGCTGCCATCACCATTGAACCGTTGTACTGCAGTCGTACTCTGGAAGTTATCGGCTGTTTGCTGACCCAGATACGGCATTAGGTTATCTCCATGATGCTCATAGTTACGCTTGCTTTATCTGCTACAGAACAGTCAATCTGAATCTTATCTGTAGTTTCAAGCACTACTTTGTTGCCAGCAAGAATTTCAAGAGATGCACCAACAGGCAAAGGTGCATCCTTCAATAGGAATGTCGTCGTGTTTGTCGCCGTACGCCCACCACCTGATGTATCACTGACCAGCTTTACACTCACCGTGACTTGACTAGTATGTACGTTTGAAAGCACCATACCCAAAATAATTGTAGTTGTACTGCCGGGGGTGGTGTATAAGTCTTCTGGCGTACCGCTTGAGGCTGGCATAACGTCATGCGATACTACCTTGAATGTATTGGCCATTTATTTCTCCTTTAGCCTAGCGCAATAGCAAGGGCTGTAGCCTCATCAGCAATTACTGAATTAAGGGTAGCACCGTTAACTGTTATAGCATCTGCTTCTAATGTTCCGTCAATATCAGCGTCACCAGAAACGTCCAAGGAACCCGCATCAAGTTCGCCTGTCAGAGTAATATTTCTAAAGCTAGCTACGTCCTTGTTGGCATCTACTGTTACTACTTTGCTAGCAACGACAGTGCCTACGGATGCGCCGGTATCACTGTAATTAAGCTCAGCTGCTGTAGCAGTTACGCCATCAAGAATATTTAGTTCTGCGGCAGTAGATGTTACACCATCAAGAATGTTTAGTTCTGCAGCAGTTGATGTTACACCATCAAGAATATTTAGCTCTGCAGCAGTTGATGTCACACCATCAAGAATATTTAGCTCTGCGGGTGTAGCTGTAATAGCAGTATTACTTGCTACTGCTAGTACAGGAACTGTACCTGACTGATTAGGAAGATTTATTGTTCGGTCTGCTGTTGGGTCTACAATAGTAAGTGTAGTTTCGTGTGCGTCAGCAGTAGCACCCTCAAAGATGATTGCATTCTCTGCATTCATCGTAACTGTATCTACAGTTGTAGTAGTTCCAGCTACAGTAAGTTTAGGTACTAATAATTCACCAGTACTTGGATTATAGCGCAAAGCACCGGTGTCGTCAAGTAATCCATTTGATTCATCGTGAAATACTACAGGAAAGTTTGTGTTAGCTGTGCTATCAGCAACGGTTGTCGTAGCGGCTAAAGTAGCGTTAGCTACTGTTACTCCTGCGATAACTGTATTTAGTGCTGTACCATTAACTGTAATAGCATCAGCTTCCAGTGTACCGTCGATATCTGCATCACCTGAAATATCAAGTGAGCCAGCGTCCAATTCTCCGGTAAGTGTGATGTTACGGAAGCTGGCTACGTCTTTATTTGCGTCAACAGTCACAACCTTACTTGCAACCACAGTGCCTACAGAAGAACCTGTGTCGCTATAGTTAAGTTCCGTCGCTGTGGCAGTAACACCATCAAGAATGTTTAATTCTGCAGCAGTTGATGTTACACCATCAAGAATATTTAGTTCTGCCGCAGTTGATGTTACCCCATCAAGAATGTTCAGTTCCGCTGCTGTAGAGGTTACTCCATCAAGGATATTCAGTTCAGCAGCTGTAGAAGTGACGTTTGTGCCGCCAATATCTAGCGTGGTTACTGATAGCTCACCTGCGATTGTGGCAATGCCGCTAGCAACTGTAATGAGGTCCGTATCATCAGTATGACCAATTGTTGACCCGTTGATGACTACATCGTCAATGTCCAACGAACCACCGGTTATAAGACCCGTTGTGGTAATTGTAGATGAGCCGGTGTCAATAGTACCGAACCCAGAAGTAATAGAACCAGAGTTAAGCGCACCAACTGTGGTAGCGGCTGTTGTAACAAGATTTGGCATAGCCGTAATCTCATCATCAAAGTACGCAGCAAGGTCAGTAACTGCGACTTGCTTCATGGTGCCGGCGTCATTGAGAACAACGCGGTCAGCGTCCACTACAGTAGTGGAAGATGCAGTTGTATCACCATCAAGAATGTTTATTTCAGATGTAGTGACTGTGGCACCGTCTAGCTTATTAAGTTCGGCAGTGCTGGCTGTCACACCATCCATGATGTTTAACTCTGCGGCAGTGGCGCTAATTGCCGTGCCGTCAAAGTTAATTGCATCTAAGTACGCCGTGCCGTCGATGTAAATATCGCGCCACTCTTGGCTGGAGGAACCTAAATCGTACGTATTGTCGTCGTCAGGGATGATACTAGAATCAACATCCGCGCCGAATACCACATTGTCTGTAGCAGCGTCACCCATCGTAATGGTGCCGCCATTGAACGTGGTCGTACCTGTTACGGTAAGATTACCACCGATGCCCAAATTACCAGATATATCTGCATTACCATTCATGTCGATGGTAGTTGCAGCAATTTGAATTTCTGTATCGGCTACAAGGTCAAGCTGCCCGTCTGCGCTTGAATTAATGTATATGGCGGTATCACGGAATTGTATTTTTTCTGTGGAAGCAATGAGGATATCATCTGAAAACTCAAAGTAGTCTTCGTCTTCCATCCACTTAATAATACCGTCATTTGATTCGCCATCAAAAGTTACAGTGATATCTGTTCCTGCTGTGCCATCCCCGAGAGTTAGGGAGGTGCCTAACAGTTTTGTGACGGGGCCACCTTCAGCAGATGTACCATCGTGCGTGTGCCCTGTTCCGGCAGCAAAAGCGGCTAACAACTGGTCAAATTCGTTGTTAGTATCTGCTGCCTGAATTACGTCACCATCAGTATAGGATGACTGTCTTGTGTATGTAGCACCCATTTAGCGTCTTGCTCCTAACTGATACTCTAACTGAAAGCCTTTTAGGGAATATGCGGCTGTTGCGCCGCCGTCATTAACCCTCAATGCCACAGCAAATCCAGAACCTTCTACTGCTTGCCTAACCAAGGGCTGAGATGGTCCACCATATGTAGGGGTTCCGTAACTAGATGTGCCGTAAATACCCGCGATATTTGTAGAATCTAGCGGATAAGCGGCTGGTCTAACTGCGTCTGCAGCTTCATAATCGTATCTAACGAATAAATCTGCATCAATTGTGGACTCAGGCTTAAAGTTTACAATGACTCGTTGCATATGCTTTCGTATGCCAGGGTCTTGCATAGTCAAATCGGGACTTCTGTAACGCCCGTTTATGGCTGAACCATCGAAAGTAGAACCTTGTTCTTGTCGATATACGTAGCCATCAAAACCACCATGTAGAACTAAAACATCTCCAGTTCTTATAAAAGTATCCGTACACGCAGGTTTTATACCTTTTAGTGACGAAAACTCGTAACCTTTGTTACCACCTTGTTGGCTTTTTAGGACGCAGGTTATGCCTTCTGTACGGCTTTCTGCCCCGCCTTGCTTAGAAAAGAATAATCTGTATTGCGTTTTATTGGGGATGACAACAGATTCAAATGCGGCGGCACTGATAATATTCTCATCAAATATTGATTGAACATTGGAACTTATAGTTCCCAATTCCACGTCACCAATTCTTTCCGTACCAGCGACAGTGCGCAATCCGTCAGGGCCAAGAAAGATAATATCACCAGCAAATTCCTGAATAGTATGGCCATTTATGCATCCAATATCACGGGTAACTGGCGCCATTGAAAAGTCTGAACTGGAACTGCCCGTTAATTTAAAGATTCTGTTTTCACAAAATATAAATAAATTTTCACGGAATACTTTGATACCCACAATAGTATCATCAACTTTTATGCTTCCAGCACCTTGCCCACCTGTAAAATTGTCTTCATCAAAAGGGACACTGAATACGAGTTCTTGTGGTGTGGTGGACATACCTGCGTAGAACATATGTTCTCGGTATGCCGCTACGATGCTGGCCCCTTCTACTGCGGATGCAGTTACATCGGTAGCGGCCATCGAAGTACTAAATACTGTAGGGTCATTGACCCCATCTACAACAATTAGTTTTTCGTTACCATCAAAATTAAAACGTTCGAAGTTATACTTCGTAGCATTTGTACGACCTGCGTCTCTTTCTGTCCAGCTCTCAGATACTACTGTAAGGGACGCATCGCTAGTTGGTGCATGTGCGGCAGCAGAAGTGCTGTTAGTCGCTCGTGTTACACCGGTAAACGTAGTTGAAGTTATTCCAGTGTATGTAAACTGTTCGCTATCAATCTGAAGAGTTCCACTGGAGCTGAAGCCAGATGTCGATTCTACAGTTATAGTGCCGGAACCTGTCATAGCGGTTCCTTGTGCGATTGCCGCGGCTAGTGAACCAGTCGCAGCACTAAATATTTTTTCTCCTCTAGCCGCTATAATTTTGTTAGCGAAGTTAACCACCATCAAAAGTTCTTCATCGGCTGATGAGGTGTGAGGAACAATTTGTTTTACGTGTTTTTGGTAGCCTTGTATGCGCTTATAGCCACCTTCAATATCTGGTTCAAAGTTCTCAAGCTGTAGTGCTTGACCAGGTTGCATGATAAAGGTAGAACGGTTTGCTATCAACCCGCCCTCGCATATGAACGCCATAGGTTGTACGCGGGATGTATCTGCCATTATGTTGCTGTTTCAGTATTAAAATATCCTGCCATGCTTGCCGGTTTTAGCACTACCGTAGAACGTACGTACTCATATTTGTTGACAAGCAGCGTTTGCATATTTTTGATGCCCTGCTCAAATCTTGCAAAATTAAGTTGGTATTGCTCAATCTCTCCGCGATACTGATATGTATATGCCGTAGCGCCATCCGCAATAACTGGAGAAAACCGGTCATAGATTGATGTGGTGTCACTGTGCGCGGAAAGGTCAGAACCAAAAGTAAAGTAATCATATTTAAGGCCGTAAGCCTTATCAGGAAATGGGTAAAGAAGATAATTGTTATCTAAAGTTCTTACGATATACTGTGGTATTCCACCTAAAGAAAACTGTGCTATTCTAGTATCATCAGAGTGTGCCGCGGCAGTTGTTGAGTTTGCGCCCCGTGTACAACCAGTAAACTGCGTGCTACTCGTTCCAGTGTACGTAATTTGTTCGTTTTCGATATGAAGAGTGCCAGAAGAATCAAAACCCGTAGTGCTATCTACAGTAATCGTAGTAGCGGAATCTGTTAAAGCTCCATCTAAAAGCGTGGATGTAACATCATCTTCTTGGTCAACATACTTACTAATGTACTCGTTATATGTCAAACTCAGTAGTTTGCGCCCCGCAGAACTAAGGGCATCATCTTTTGAAATACGAACTGTGTTATAATCTACATGTTTTGCATCTGTAGGAATAGAATACCGAACAGTGCCAGGAACTAGTGTCTCTGTCTTAGTAGAATGATTGAAAGGGTAACTAAATTCTCTTTGGTTAATATACCGAATGGCTTCATTTACAGCATTTTGTGCCTGTACTTGAATACCCCGTGCACTAGAGAAAGTGGACGAGGTAAGTTGTGGCTCATTCATACGAGCCAATACTTCATTGGTAAGTGTAAGAAAAGTTAGAGCCATCTCAATCCTTAAATTAGGGGGCCACCCTAAAGTAGCCCCCTATAATGTTTAGGCGAGTTGGTCGCGGTCTACATCAGTAGGTTTATCTGAACCATGCTCGTTACAGTCGATGACTGTTGCATAGACACGAATACGCCCTGTGCTAGGTGCCGCACCAGCCAACTTCACATCAATCGTATCTGTGCTAGCTACGAATTGCGTGTAAGTTGAGGCTGCACTACCTACAACAGTGTTGGTCTGACCATTTGTGCCAGCCGCACAGAAACCTGTAGAGGTTACGTCTGCACCGTCAACGATGTCATCACCAGCTGCGAAGTCAATGTCTGCAGTCACGCTTGCGTTGAACGCTTTCATCACTTCTGCACCTGCGTTCAGAACCAAAGTTCCGGCAGGGATTTCAAGTGCTTGAAAGATATCACCGTCTGCAAGAGAATTTCCTGCAGCAATCAGTGCATCAACATCAACGTACGCTTCCAGATTGCGCATCACATGTGTGTGCTTATGGGAAGGAAGAACTGCAATTGAGTTAGCGCCAACACCTGTGGTGCCGGAAGCAGTCAAATCAAAGGTTGCCATTGTCTAATCTCCCCTTAAGCTGCATTGTACTTGGCAGTTACGATTGCTTCTGGGCGAAGAATCTTACGGCCGTACAAGTGCATTCCGCGAACGATGTCCGCAAACGAATCTGGGTCACGGTATGCCTCAGTTTTCGTAATTTGTGAAGCCGAAGCTACAGCTGATGTGTGGCCAGCAACGATAACACCATAGTTGGAGTTCTGGTTAGCTGAACCAGTTGTACCAGCGCCCGTGCCGACAGACGGCAGGTTGTTGGATACATATACATCAAAGCCATGCAGCTGACCGACAGCAAGACCACCTTGGAGACCTGAGCCACCGAAATCGCCATTCAGAAGACGGGAGTCTTCGTCCTTAAGCAGTTCAATGAAAACAGGGTCTACAATCAGCCAACGACCATCGTTATCTACAAACTGCTGGTCAAGGAGACGGCCCATACGTGCAATAACCATCAGAGGTGAGGCAGTTGCAGTTGGAAGGGCAGTGGCACCAGGAAGACGCGCAGCCAGTGGAATTGAGTGGTCACCAGCAGAACCTGTGGTGATGTTGCCGAAGCTATCTTTGCGAAGCTTCATGCTAGTCAGAAGTTCATCACTACCAGCGGTAGATACTGCTTTTGAACCGCTTACGGTATCGTTTGCGGTGCCAGCAGCAGAGCTAAGGCTGGACTGTTTGAAGCCAGACATATAACCCAGAATTTCTTGGTCATGCTGGTCACGCAGACGGTAGCCGGCGCGGTCAGATGCAAGAGATTCGAAGTTAACGTGTGAATGCGCTTCTTCAATGTCATCTACTTTAAATGCAAAGTAGTTGGCCTTGTCTACGACAAGGGAAAAGTCTTCATCATCCAAGTCTTGTGGTGTAATTTGTGCACCACGAGCGTATTCTTTAACGGTGATTTCAGGCTCTTTGATGATACGAACGGTATCACCATAGTTTGCAATCTCACCGAAATAGTCAGAATTCGTGATTGACTCAGCGACAGAAGACTTACGAAAAGCTTGCTGGACTTTTTGCGAGTAAATTACCGGGCTAAAGTTGCCATTCGGTAGGTTACCGTATCCAGCGGCAGTTTGAAAAGCCATCTTATTCTCCTAAAATGAGGCTATTAAACTCCGATTTCCTGAACACCATAAAGGCCAGTCAGCTTGGGTGTCCACTACGTGGGGCCAATCATCACCTGGGTGGTTTAGAGGAGAGAAAATCGTATACCTTGCTACACCAAGGTTACAATAAAACTAAGTGCTATTAATGTGTAGAGCACAATGTGGGTTGCTTGAAAAAATCAAGGGCCACGCGTAAAGTTATATATATTGTACCACAATTAAAACTAATTGTGAAGAGGTATTTTATTCACCTCTTGATATATCATATATGAAGTTGCCAGTTCGTACAGCTTCTGCAATTTCTTGCTCATGCTTGCTAAACTCAGCACCCTTCATTTTTGCTACCTGTGATTCGCGCCACTGGTTTGACTGTTTTTCTTTTGTCTCAGCGACGGCGCTAGTCCCACGGGACGTAACGGATTTAGCAGCATCTTTGTTACTTGTAGGGGCTTTTTCCTTTTTTTCGTTGATATTCATGTCAACTTTATAAAGGTCAATAGCACGAGATGCAGCACGAGCATCATTTTCATTTTCATAAAGTGCTTTCTGAACCCAACTAGGCTGTATCTCAACCCAATCATGGAAATCCTGACTATTGCGAATATCATCGAAATCAGGGTGATACTGCATAAGTTCAGCTTCAGCAGTCTTTCGATTTGCCTCTACTTCGCGTTCTGCAATTGCGGCGAGGCGCTGTTCAATAGAACTGTCTAGTTCTTGGGCTTTCTTAGTGGCAATTGTTTCCACCATCTTTGCAACATCTGGATACTGCTTAGACCACTCAGATAGCTCCTCATCTGTTTTAGGAAGTTGGATAGCCTCCCTAGCTGCCGTCGAAAGCTGCGTCTCAAGCTGACGTATCTTCTCACGCATATTTTCTTCTTTTTGCTGGGCATGTCTGCGAAGGTCGCCATAGCGCTTTTTAAATGTTTTTTCTTCGGGAGCCAGTCCATCAGTTTCTGCTTTATCCTTTTCTTCAGCTTCTTGTTCGTCTAGAATTCCTGCTCGTTCCGCTTCCAATCGTTGCAATTCAGCTTGTTCTGTTTCTTGGCGATTGTTCTTGTATTTCATAGGTGCGGTTTTAATGTCTTGCTTAACAGCTGCTTCAGCCATTTTAGTCTCCTTGTTGGGGCCACCAGTAGCCTTTCGGGGTGATGGGTAGCCGGACTATAGTTTACAATTGTTATTTTTTGTAAACCATCTTTCCTATCAAATAGACGATAGGATGTATAATTTTGCACCAGACATTGCCGACAAAGCTATCCTTAGCCCTGCCTTTTGTTAGAATATGTCTGAGGTGCTGTGTTCGCTTCTGTGCAAAGAACGCACCGACATTAGTTAAAATGCCGCTGTTCTGCATACCGCGAACGTATGGTTTGAAGAGCCAATGATACCCTACTTCATGTGTAGGTGTCAAGTACTTTTTCTGATATGTATCCCATATCTTCATTGTCCTAGCCCAATCATCAAGCTGTGTCTGGCGATACATTTCTGTGCAGACAATCTTACTGGATTCTGGTTCACCGCCGCTTTCTCCGGGGTCTTCTTCTTGTTGGTTGCGGCTTTCGCTTCTAATATCTGCCTCTTTGCGCATAGCCTCTGCTTGACGATTAATTTCATCATCTCCACCAGGGGTGTTACGTGCTACTGCACCTTGAAGAGTCGTAACAGGGCGACCACTATTGTCTGTAACAGGGCGACCACTATCATCAGTAACAATATTAGCTCGGCCCATTCTAACATCTTGTCGGTTTTGTCGTTCTTGTTCTGCGCGACGAGCGTTTTCTGCAGCTCTATTTGCTTGGTCATCAAAGACTCCGCTTTCGAAAGCCGCTGCTTCTTCATCTATACCTTCATCCATAATTTTACGTCGTGTGTCAGGGGTCATAGATTCTTCAAGTTCATTTATCTTTCTGTCAATGGCTATCCTTGTTCCCGGTTGCATATTATTGATTTTAGAAATCCTACCCCTAGAACCATCTGCCCGTTCAAAGTCTCCTGCCTCTCCCTTTGACAACAGCTGTAACGCTTTCATTTGTTCAGCTATAGGAACAGGAGCTAGACGGTCCACGCCAGGCCGTCCAAAAGCTCTTTCTTTAACAGAGTCAATACCAGAGAATACTGTATTTAAAGTCTGCATTTCGCCTTTAGCTACCCTTTCGTTAACAGCGTTAGTGATGCTATCGTCAAAAGCTTGTCCAGAGGCACGTGATGGCGGTCCTTGTGTTGACAACTCATTAAAAATTTGATTAGTCCGTGCAGTTATGTCTGCAGATGTACCCATATTAGTGCCAGCAGCACCGTCATCTGAAAATATGTTGCTTGGAATGCCACTGTCATCATAGTCTACAATTCCAGTATTCTGTGTGGCGGCTTCCGATACTATCTGAGCTTCAGCAAGAGACTGACCGGTGTACTTTTGACCAAGACCATTCATTATTGCTTTAGCCGTATCGTGTTCATACTGATGTTGTCGGTTTGGTTGACCTATGTCAAAAATGCCTTTTGGGGGGTCCATTTCTTTATATGCAGCATTAATCTGCGCCTGTTTATCCATTAAAAGGTCAATATAGCCAGTTTGTCCCCCTTTACCGAGGTTATCTCGCATAAAGTCGTATTGACCTTTCGACATTATCGCTCTTCGGGTAGGGTCATTTTGGTCTACAATTATTTTTTGACTTTCTTCATCTGATGCTGTCAAAGCAGAAAAAAGACTTGGTACAGCCCCAAATCCACTTGGTTCTGCCGTTCTACCTGTTAAGCCGTACCTTGTGGCTCCGCGGATGCTACCCTTGCCATCACTGTAACCACCAAAAAACGTAGTTTGCGTGATGGTGGGGTCATTAGTGCTGTCGCCATCGTCGTCAGGTGACGGTGGACCAGTTCTTCTTTGCGCGATAGGTTCGCAGACTCCTGTAGCAGCATTCATCTTGTATCCTGGAGGGCACGGGTCTACCGGAGGTGCAGTTCCATCATCTCCATCATCCCCGTCATCTCCGTCATCGGTTGACTCTTTGTACTTATCAATATTAGGCGCATACACACCCGTCAAATCTGTGGTAGGGGTGTATGGCTTATCAGAAATAGTCAACGGAGTTGTATCTGTTGTAGCGCCGGAACGTGGCGTCCCACTTGTTGTCGGTGTGGTAACAAATTTTTCTGAGGCGGCTTCTGGAGTTGGGGGCATATACGGTCCCCCAATAACCGGCCCCATCAAAGGGTCATCAAATTTAAAGTTTGGGGGCAGTGGAACCCCAAGAGGGAATCCAGGTACGCCACCTCTGCCCGGTCCAAATACACCTGCCCCAGGTCTCTCCATTGGGTCTAAATTAACGGAAACGTCAGAAGGAGCGTTGGTTATGTACTGTCCAGCTTGTGCCTTAATTAGTCCGCCATTATCATCAACAGGGTCCGCTTTTTCTTTACCACCGCTTACATATTCAATCTGACCGCTGTTTTCCATCTCTTGTATGCCCATAAGCGCGTCACGCCGCATACCTTCATATGTACCGAGGCCGTGGTAGCGAACCACATTGGCAGGTACGACAAGTTCGCCCTCACTCAGCAGGACAAGCTGGTCGTCGGCAACTTCTTCTTTTGTAGCGCCGGGGGGCGGATTACCTTCAGCGGCTTCTTCATAAGAAGGGGCACCGAGGCCAATCATAACAGCTAGTCCTTTACCTTCGGCATCTTCGGGCATACCACCTTTTGCCATTGCGGGGACTTGTGGCATAGGAGGGGGTGCCATAGCAGCGGCTGCAGGTTGCATCATAGGGTTCAACGCTGGTGCGGGAGCTGATGGGGGTTGCATCAACGCATCTGCGATTCCGCCTTGGGATGGTGCCATAGGAGCAGGAGGCGCAGGTGGGGGAGTTTTCTTAGCTTGCATTTTAGCTGACACTTCTTTTACTGCTTCATCCCGTGGGTCTACAGCACCGGGGCGAGGGGCGGGGCCAGATGGTGCCGCTAAGCCTTGAATCATGGCTGCGGGGTTAGCCGCCTTTGGTCCGCCACCTTGTGGTGCGGATGTCGCTTCCTGCATTGGAAGCGGTGCTTTACCTTCTTGTGCCATCATTATTTTTCGTGCCATTGTTATTCCCCTCTGGCCTGTGCTTCTTCACGTAGTGTATTAATTCTACGCAACTCATGGATGGCTCCCTGCGCCATAAACATGGTTTTTGTATCCTCGGCCTGTTCCAATACTTTGTGCATCTCATGTGTACGGTATTCTACGTACGCATTTAGCGCATCGACATTGCGTTTAACACCGACCAACGGCATTAGTTTCTTAGCTATTTCTCGTATCATTTAAGTCCGCCCATGATGCTGGCTAACTGAGCACCTACGTCTCCGCCACCCTCAGGTTGTGGAGGCTGTTGACCAGCTGCGCTAAAGCCCGGCTCACCCGGAACTGCCGCACCGCCGACGCCAATGTTACCACCACCGCCACCGGACATATCCATAGGATTAACGCCCTGCGCACCTTCTTCTGGTCCAGCACCGCCAGCCGCTCTAATTATTTCTGCTTGACGGAAGGCTTCTCGTTCGTCATTGATTAGCTTCTCTGCATCCAAATCCATAGCTTGTGCGAGTTCGCGTAGCACAACAGGAAACTTAACAAACGACGCAACGTTAGGATTGCCAGCAATCTGCAACAGTTGCAGAAGTCGCTGACTCCGCACCTCGTTCTTCATTAAGCTTTCAGTGCCACGCGCCTTGACTTCCAAGTCCCCACGCACAGACGGGTCGAAGTTAAACTGCATGTTAAATGCATAGAACGCTTCTCCCAACGGCTGTAGTAGGTAATCGTCAATATTCTTTACCACGCCCTTAACACTGATTTGGGCAGCGCCCATTAGCATAGAAATACCTGCCGCAGTTCGGCCTGTGCCCTGCACCCCTGTTTGTCCATGTGAGTATGATGGGATGCCGGTAGCATCATCAGCAAGCTGTCGTGCCTTATCAAACATCATCATATTTTCTGATGATACGTTGGGATACTTGGTGCCAAACAGGGCTTGCCCCGGTGCGCCGCCTTGACGACGGAACACTTTGCCCGGATACAGTTCTAAGTCCTGTCCCGGAACAAGATTAGTTTCGTCAATCTCAAAGATAAGATTACCCGACAGCACGGCGTTATCAACAGCCATGCGCATAAAGCCGTTCATAAGCTGTTGGGTATCCGTCATGTTTTCAGCAAGGCCAACACCGAAGAACGAGTATGGATTAAGTTCGTATGGTGCGGCAAAGTATGGAATACGCTTCGGTGTGAATGGATTGATAACTAGACGTAGAAGCTGGTCATGGCATACCCAGCAGTTTACTTGCAGAGTGTCCAAATCATCAAGTTCTCTAGGAACCTCAAGTCCCGCCTCTTCCGCAGAGTCCTTGTCAATGTTGCCCCAGAATTCTAGAATCTCAAACCGTTCAACATCGTAGCTATTACGGTAATCTTCTAGGTCTGTCTCCCACCATTTACGGACATAGTTTGTGCCCATGCCAATGGCATTATCAATGGCATCATGCCGGAAGTATGGACGTTTCTTAAGGTTACGAAGTTCGGAATGACTTAGACGATGACGTTGGATAACGTACTCGCACTCATCCATGTTCTTTGCGTCCGAGTCAGGATACATGTTCCATATGGAAACATTCTCTACCTTAGGGACGGTTTTGAGAACTGGGTCATAATTGCCCTCTTCGTCCCAGTTTGGATATTCTTTATCATATGCAAACGGCCCTTTCAGAATACCAGTTCCGAAAAGAGCCATCTCAAATGCCGTGTGTCGCAGATGCTTAGATGCGCTAGACTCCTCAAGCTGGTCAAGAATTTTCTTTTCCATGCGAGTCGCAGCATCTTCTGCGGGATGATAAGTTTGCGAAGATGCTGTCTTACCGGGTCCAAGGCGAATGTCATCTTGTATTTCGCCTAGCTCGTCTGTAAGCACTCCAAGATTTAAATCTTCTAGCGTTTGATTCGTAGCACCCGGCGGAAGTTCTGCACCATCTCCTGCAAAACCGTACTTGTCTTGCAACGCTTCCATAGCGTTTGTATTATCTTTAGGGTCAAAATGGACAGCATCTTCTACTCCCTCAGGGACGCGGGTAGAATCTACCCCCAGCGGAAATCGCTGTCCGGCGAACAGGACATCAATAATCTGTCCATATGCCGCCAAGACTTTAGTTTTTGTAATCTTGATGAATACTTTTGATTTTTCTGTGGACGTGAACTGTGTATCTACGCTGTACAATCCCCGATACTGGCGATAAGAGTCCAACCACCGCTCTTCTTCTTCTTGTCGGCTGGATTCAACATTTTCAAATTTTGTGCGTACATACTCCGCTAGTTGCTCTGAACCGGACTTAGGTTCAAATACAAACGCTTCAATGTGTTCTTCTTCAGCCATATTTAATATCCAAAGGTTGTATCAGCGGGTCGCCACTTATGGGTAGGTATTCCGTTAGGAAAATCAAAAATGGAACGCGACTGAGGGCGTGTCATGATACCGTATCTGAGGGCGTCATATAGGTGGTCTTCTACTTTAGTATTTACATCTTCTGGATTAGTTTTATCCATCGGAAGAGTGGGCAACTGAGCAATCAAGTTTGTACAGTTGCTCATTATTTCTATTCCTGCACGCCCAGTATCCTCGTCAATCTGTAGGCGCCTATGCAACTCGTTCTTACCTGCTACACGACTACCGCGGCTTCTGTCGGAGGGACGCCACCTGCATCCTTCAACAATCATTTGCTCTGCTAGTGACGGCCCAGTATCTCCGCGTTTATGCCAGAGGGACGAGTCAAGTACACCGTAATGAATCGCCTCGCCTTCTTCTTCATCAAGCACCATATGTGCCAGTTCTTTCGCAGGAACTTTTGTTACGTACAGTTCTCTGTAGACAATCAGAGTCTCGTCTGCGGGGTCTACAGCAAACCAAAGAACACCGGAAGCAGAGGAGTAACCGTAGTCACAAGCCCTAAATTTGCGCCATGAATTTGGGATTTGATAAGGCTCAATAACATGGTATCTCCTGTCAAACTCTGAGAAGGCAGCGCCTTCCGCAATATCCCATGAACCCTCTAGTAACTGCCTACGCTGTACTTCTGGCAGTGAGAGCAACATTGCCTCATAATCACCTGCTTCGTAAAGATATGGGTTATCAAGCAACTTAGCTGGCACAAACCGACGCTTAAAGAGCGGTATCCCTGCTTTACTGTGACGACTAGGGTATACAAGGGTTTCACCGGTGGTGATGTCCGTTGCCCAAAAAGGTTTGCCAGGGATTTCGGGGTCAATGAACATTTTCTTGACCCATGCATGTCCAGGGCCGCCTGGGTTCGTTGTTGCCCGCATAAAGACTGGTAATGACGGGTCTGCTGTTCTAAGGCGCGAACGTAAATAATCCCAAGCATAAGGTGTCGCATACTGTGTTAATTCATCTATGCCTATATATGTAAATGCCTGACCCTGATAACGGAGAACATCTTTGTCCTGCTCAAGGTATGTCATCCATATTCTGGCACCGGAGGGAAAAGTCCACTGGCTTTTCTTCTCCATCCATTTAGCGCCCGGATAAGCGTTAGGGTATAGTTCTTGACTTTTGTGTATCAGTTCGCGCAATTCATCATTTGTACGACGTAGAATTAGCGCATTAAAATTCTTGTTGCTACAGTAGCGAAGCGGGTCAATAATGAGAGCGTAAGACTTGCCACCCCCTGCTGCGCCACCGTATAATACTTCCCGTTCTGATGAGGCCAGAAATTCTGTTTGCGGACCAGGATTAGGCTCAAACAGAATTTTTTCAGGTTCTTGTTCTTGTGAGGTGTAACTGGAGCCAACAAACTCCATCTCCGCTTCTGGATTTTCTTGCGCTTCTAGCCTCTTTAACTTCTTCTGCGCCATATTCATTTGTATACGCGCAGAACGTTTTTGTCGGGCTAACTTCGCCTTTTCTTTTTCTTCTTTAGTTTTGGGTGCTGATGTTGCCTTGGTCTTGGGCCTTGGCGGCACGGCGTTTTTGTTCAACATATTTCCGTCTGTCAGATTTGTCAGTCTTTATACGTTTCCACAATCCCATAGGCGTTATGGGGCGCCCTGTGTACTCCGTGAGCCATCTGGCAACTTCAGGGTAGGATGATGCCTTTAAGTACTCTATGCCCTGCTGTAGGGCTTCTAACTGCTCTTCTATGGGGTCGAAAAGCTGAGGGTCATGGTCTGCCCTTTTGTATCCCCAAGGCACCGTAGGTCCCTTAGCCCTATCGTATCTGTCAGTCGGATTCAGTTTCTGTGCTATCGTCATCATTCTTTGCAGGTAAGATAAATACGCCTATTGGCTTATCCGAAGAAACGTTAAGCTTTTCCACTTTGGAAAGCCCCACCCTATCAAGAATTTGCTGTGATGCAGCGAGGCGCTCTCTATTACCAACAGCTGTGGGGTCATCAATGACGCCTACCATAGACAATACAGCCTTTGGGGCGTTAGCAGCCATCTCCATCTCCGCACGTTCAATAATTTCTGTGCGAAGAGCTTGCATTATAGCATAGGGGTTTGTGTTTGTCGAGTACCCCGCCGCTTTCAACGCTCTGGTGTAGTTGCCTTTGGCCTCACCAAATAAAGCGTCTAGAAAATTAGATTGCAATTCTGTAAGTTGTTTAGGCACGAGGATTTCTCTTTCTTCCTGTTTTAGTACGGGCAAAAGACCGGTTCCTACTACGAGACTTAACAGATAGCTTCTTATTGTTCATAGGATTGCCAGTAGTATGGTGTACGTCTTTGCCGTCCCCCTTAGTCACTTTGCCTCTTTTAGCCATGATGGCACGGGCGGCGTTACGGGAAGCACGACGTTTAATCTGTTTCGGCTTGCTATGGTAGCTAGCATATTCTTTTTTGTAATTACGTTTACGCGTCATGCTTTTGACTTTTTCCGTTTGGCCTTTTGTTTACGTCCAGAGGGTGAAACGGACCATCGAATAGAGGTAGGTTTTCCTCCTGTATTTCCGGCTTTCCGTTTCTTACGGGTGGCTGTAGCCTTCTGTCCTTTGGACATCCTATCTGCGACCGCCTTCGGGCGACACGCTGGATACTTTCTCTTTGACTTCGAAGATGATTTACGCCCACACTTTTTTCCTGTGGATACGTCCCGCCAATCCTCTTTGAACCATTTACGCAATCCTCCCTGATAAGCCATTATTTTTTCTGCGACTTTCTTATCTGTTTAAATGTTTCTTGTATGCTTGGTGGTTTGGTATCGTTAGGGTCATACTTACACTGAAACTCACGGGGGAACCACTCGTCCATACGAAAAAACAAAGTATCTACAGTATTGTTTACTCCGTGATAAACACACACACGCTGGTCTTCTACATTCGTGCAGCCCTTCAATCGGCAAGTTACGTAATCTGGGTCTGCTGCGTGTGCTACTTGTCCTTTAAGAAATGTAATAAAAAAGTAAAGAGCAGTGATGCCGATGCCAACCATGACTATCCACGCTACAATCTCTACAAACTTCTGTCTACGTTCGCGCTGTTTGTAAAGTGTTTCTTTACGCTGCTTACGAATTTGTCCTTCCATTGCTACGAGGGAGTCCCACTTAGACTTGCCCATAGTTAGGGAAATCCACTGCTGTAGTTCGTAGCGCTGTTGTTTTGCCTTTTCTTTGTTAGCAAATGCAGCTATTGCTTCTTGTTCTACAGTCTGTCCAGCAAATAGCTTTTTAAATATAGGTGGGTTCTTTGCTTCTTTTTCTGCCTGTTCTAGGTCAGACATGGCGCCCATCCAACGCGACAAATCCCCAGCCATCTGTTCGATGTCACGGCCTACGGCAAATCCTTTTTTAATTGCACCGAAAGCCGCCGATGCTGTCGCCATTGCGCTAATGGGGTCCATCAGTACACCTTTACATCTTTATCTATAAGCTTGGGTAAGCAATAGGAGGTTATCTTCTCCCCTTGTTTGTGTAGTGTTTGTGCAAACCAAACACAATCATTCAGGTTGGCAAAATACATATCGTTGCTAACCATCTTTTGATTTTCCCCTGTACCCAAAAATACAAACAGGAGAAAAACATGTTTCATTATCGCCAGCTGCCGCCCATTGCTTTATAGCGCTTTGATGCGTAGGCATTTGCGTAAGCTGATGGGTACACTTTAAATTTGCGCTTAGCCTCAGATTTGGCCTTTGACCAAAGAGCTGGTTTGGTGGGCACCGGCTTTTTTGACTTAGCTTTAGTTTTCTTTTTGGCCATGATTTCTACTGTCCCAATATTTATCGCCGTAATCGTGAAATATTTCTTCGCCCTGTTTTATTTCTTTGAGCGCAAAAAACCGAATATAGCGGTCATCTCCATCTTCAATACTCCACTCAGCATTTGGACTTGCGCTGTGGTTATAGACCATAGCAAAGCCAAGTGGGATGTAGTATTCTTCGTCATCTTCGTATGGCGTATGGAACATGTAGTCGTGCAGAATGCACTCATCTCCCACGTCATTATAATCAGCGACCAGATAAGGACACAGTTCAATTATGTCACCTTGAACGTAATCCTTATCTGCAAATACGCCGAGGCCGTGAACTGTTGAATCATCAACATACGGCATTACTTTTTCTTTTTAGCCATTCCGCCACGCATACGCTTCTTAGCCATTTTTGCCATGCCGCCGCCCATCATCTTTTTTGTGCCGCCGCCACGCATTTTCTTGGCCATTCCGCCACGCATACGCTTCTTAGCCATTTTAGCCATGCCACCACCCATCTTTTTTGCAGGGAGTTTAACTCCCAGTTTTTTTGCGAGTGCTTCAAGCGCAGCCATTTGTTCTTCTCTAGTAGCCATTTCTTAATCTCCTTCTATCTAATACTAAGGCTTCATATACATCCTTGGGAAAGTGCTCGTAGTAATTAGACTTTTCCAGGTACAGAGCTGCATCATCCAGTTTAGAAAGTTTCTGAACAAAGACCATGCAGTAAGACAGGCTGTCATCTGTCACGTCATCATCGACAAGGAAATCAAGACCAGCCTCTGTTGCGTCATAGTCGGGATGAAACACCATAAGGTGCAAATCAATTCCAGCTATAGACATCAACTCATTGATACCGTCGCACATACCATCAAGGTATTCCATGTCCGGTAAATTTTCATCAGCCCAAACTACGATATCGTAGTCATGACCATCAAAATTACGAATTGCCTCTAGCAGTCCGTCTGTGCCGGTGTTGATGCTAAATGTAACTTTATCCTCTGCCCAAGCTTTCCTAGCGTAAGGACAAGGAGGAAGACCGTTCAGTTTTGCATTCGGTATTTCCAAAAAATCGCTTGACCAGATACGAATATCCTGTTCAACTGGGTGCACGTCACTTCTTCTTTCGGGCATCCATATTCTTTTGAATAGCGGCTTGACGAACTTTTTCATAGCCGGACATCTTGCCATCTTTGTTCAAATCGCCTAGTGTGGCTCCTGCTCGTAGTCGGGGAACATTAGTTGGCATATCCATGATGTGTTTCTTACCGGCTTTCATACCGCCTTTTTTCTTTCCATCGGCTTTCAAATCTCGTGCAGCGCGACCGCTGTTAACATACTCAGTCAAAGACTGCGTATCATCGCGGCCTTTGTCATAAAAGTTTTCACGGTATTGTTGCATAAGGCCCGAAGGTATTTCTTTAATTTTAACATTAGTTCCGCCCTTATTCTTTTTAAGGGCATCACTGACTTTTGTGTCGCTAGCTTCTCGACGAAGACGTGCAAGCAATTCAGGAGATACATCTTCTTTTAATTTCCCCATCGGACCTTTTAAAAGAATTGTAATTTTTTCTTTCATGGAAGGTTTTGGGTCTACCATGTCAGCAAATCTGCCACCCTTTTGTGTTAAAGAGTGTTTATGATATAGCTCATCAACAAGATTACTGAGGCTTTTGGGGCGTGGTGTATCATCATCCACCTTGAATTTTGTTCCCATGCGAGAATCAAGATGTTCTTGAACTCTCGGACTACGCTTCGATTCTTTGTCTGACATTACAGTTCCCCTGATTTCATAGCTTCTGAAAGCTTGATGGCGCGTCCCTTTACTTGTTTCGCCCACCTGCTATCCAGCATCTCTACAGATGCAGTGGCAAAGTCACCTTCATGAATTGCCGCCCACATCTTTTTAAACTTACAGAGGCGTGGAACCCCCATATTAAACGCCATGTCCATTACGACAAGCTGGCGAACTGCGTCTAGGTCAGCAACACATTCATGCGCTCTACACAGTTCATCTTCAACAATCGCAACATCGTTCTTGGCCAAATACATAGCATCCGCTTCTGTAATGCCGTGTTCGTAGACAGCATCCATACTAGGGATATCCATCCAATCCAACTCTTCTTTACTGATGCCGCGACCCTCTAGGTTACGCCCGATACCGATGGTATCAATGCCTAAACTGTCTTTGTATACAGCAAGCCGCAGCCCTTCATGCGCAATCAACTTATTTACGAAAACTTCGCTATTGTATTTCATTTAAACTTTTTCCTATCCAAGTACCATCTTGCGCAGTTAACTACAGTGTTTGTTGTTATCATGGCCACCAGCCACACTTCCCACCATTCAATCAATTTCTTTATTCACCCTAATGCACAGAAGCTCCTTGTTGTACTCCTGCACTATATCAAATTCTGTTACCGTGGACTGAAAATAGCACTCTGCCATTGTTCGTGTGTGTACCAACGGTTCAACTTCAAACTCAAACGGCGTCACCGCCGTCACTAAAACCAAAACCCATTCGTTTAACATCAGTGTTTCTCATGTCCCAGCCATACCGCAAAAGCACCCGTCATAGCCCCTGTCACAACGCTAACTAGCGCCGACTGTTCCATTGTTGGGCTTGGTAAAGTCATAAACCATTCCACTACCCGCCAAGCGGATATTGACATCATAATCATCATCAAGCGGGGTAGTATCTTCCACTTTAGAAAACGTTCCATTGTTACTTCTGCCACGATTTACCCTCGCCTGTTCTTCCGTAGTTCGATTGTGCATGCACCACATGATACCCATCACATCCTCTAATACAGTGACCATTACTTCTTTCCGAAAAACTTTGTCGCACTTCTGACCCCAAAGCTTGCAGCAACAATGACGCCCAAGCTGTACTGGTACCATTCAGGCATTTGCTCCAGTTGTTGAAATCCATTTGCAACTACTTCTTCCATCCCAGGCACAAAGGCCATGATAAGCGGGATTGAAAACAAAATGGTAAGCCACTCGTCTTTCCACGAGGATTGGCTACCCTTAGCCATCTCCAAGTCCCAGTCAATCTCACCGGTGGCCTTCTTCTGCATCACGATAGCTTCTGCTTGCGCTTTCGCTACCTTGGTGGCCGACACGGCTTTCTTCTCTTCTACCTTGCCAGATAACCATGTACCGGCAAGTTCTGCAATAGGTCCAACTAGCAGATTTAACATTTCCACCTCTTACGGGCTTGACGCAAACGGCTGTTAGGATTCTTTGCCGCCTTCGGAAACTTCTTCATCTGTCCCGCTGAACGAGCACAGAATGACTTCCTACGCTTAGCCGCCTTACTGCCCGGCTTTACCTTGCCAGTAACAGCTGTCTTCAGCTTACTACCTGGATTAGCACGCCTGTACGCCTTAACACCCGCCTCAGTCATCCCCGCGCCAGTCTTAGTGGAGCGAAAATTCTTTTTATTGCGTGCTGGCATCTTGGAAGGCTTACGTGCCATTATGTAGCTTCACCTTGTTGTTCGCATCTGTAGCGGAATGTCTGCGGAAAAGGAAAAGCATTACCAATAACAGTGGTAATCTCTTCTACTCTCTCCACACATTCAGCTCTCTCTGCATACGGGCCATACTCATCTTCGAATACGGCGCACATGCTAGGCTGATGTAGCGCACACGCTAGTACCATAGCCTTAAACATAGTAACCTCAAAAAAGATGGACGGAATCCACGTTGTCAAAATTCCGTCCATTATGCCTTAGAGTGGCTGTAGCGAACCCCGCAGGAATAAGTACAGCATCAGGTCTTACGTTCCGGGTTTCCCCGTTGCATACTGTAAATGCCCCTCAGCAACCAACGCTTTCTCAACATCCTCAACACTGAAGTCTTTACCAGTACGTTCTTTTAAAGCAGCACGTATGTAATACACATGATGACTAGGTACGTGTGCCCTATAGTGTCCGTATTTCTCGTATTCAGCAGATATCTGCTCCAATAACGAGCCATATTTCTTTCTTTTAGCCATTCTATATATATTGTACCACAAATAGCTTGACTTGTGAAGGTTTATATTGACATCCTTAACGTTACCAGTACCCGCTTAGGAGAAATCTTCTGGTAATGGAATAGATTACAGAATAATATTGCTCAAATACATGTAATAGTGAAATGTTATTGCACAGGTGCGTTTTAGGGGTTGACAGAGGGGTCAAAATCAACTATAAATTACTTGTTTTTCTTTTTTCCCTTTTTTTCTTTTTCAGAATCAACTTAAGGAAGTAGCCGAGATAAAAAAAATAATAAAGAATAGCCCAAATACTTTTACAAGGAACAAGTACAAAAGAAAAAAGTACAAAAGTCCTGTAATTATGTGGGGTAGTACCTTGGTAAAAGAAAATGATAAGGAAAATAGCACGGATAAAACCGATAAATCCAATAGCTAAAGAATTATGGAGAAAGAAATTCTCTATTTTACCTAATAAGAAGAAAATTATTCCAAGAAAACAAAAATACAGGGGTTAGTTTAAAGCAAAAACCCCAGAAATTATAAAACAAACTTTATTTTTACGGCTGGTATAGGGCTAAAATCCTTGCCAGCCTTTATTTTTGTCAAAATTCTGACTGGGGCGGCTCCGTAGGCAAGTTGGCGCGGTCTGGTATATAGTTCTCATTCCCAAATCTCGTGTCGTAGCCGTATACATGTAACTGGTACAGGGGGCGTGGCCCATGCGTACCCGTCGTACATACACACACAAGCCCTTGATTTCCTTGGGTTTTTCGCAATTGTAATATTATTGCGCGGTGGGGTAACATTATTGCGCCCCTGGACTCGGACCAGGAATTTTATTGCGTCTCTGCTGCGCACGCGCAAGATTGTTTCACGCGCTCGCGTGTAAGGTGATGCAGAAAAGGTGCTGGCATGCAGACTTTGTGT